GGAAGACGCGATTTATCTGTTGATAACGCTTCTCAATAAAGGTACAACCCCTGCCATGGGCACCCTGTAACCGGTGTAATTGCTTGGCGTCACAAGGTTGTAACCTATTTTGTACGCAGCTGGTTACAATATGTCCATGGGTACAAATCCGATACTGGTAAAGCAGGCAGAGTGAACCTCCAGCAGTACGCCGATCACCGCAAGGCCTTGGGCCTTCGTGGGGCCACCCATGTGTCAGTCCTGAGGGCGATTAAGAACGGCCGGCTGCAGTCTCCAGCGGCTGAACGTCAAGGGAAGGGTTGGGAAATTGACCCTGTTCTTGCCGATCAGCAATGGGCCCAGGCCACCGACCCGGCGCCCCGCGGGACCAATGCCAGCCAAGGCCAAAAGCTCAGCCCGAAAGCTGCCACGCCGGGAGGCCAGGTGCCCACGGCCAAGCAAGATCAGCAGCCGGCAAAGTTCAGGCCATCGCGTGCCCCCGCCCAGCCCCTCGCCGACGACTCCCCAGAGCCTGAAGAAATCCCCAGCTACAACGACAGTCGAGCTCGATCCGAATTCGAGAAGGCCAATATCCTGGAAATGGATCGCAAGGCCAAGGCAAACACCCTGCTCCCCCGCGAGGATGTGGGGCAGGCCTGGGACGCAGCGGTAAACATCACCCGCACTGTGTTGCTGGGTGTGCCGAGCAAGGCCAAGCAGAGGATCCCGCACCTGACACCTGACGAGGTGGCGGTGCTGATGGACCTGATACGCGAGGCCTTGAGTGGTCTCGCTGCGGGCGACGTCATGGAGCTCTACCCAGAGGTTGAGCCTTGACACTGCCAGCGGTGCAGGACCTGACGCGGCGCATCCTGGGCGGTTTCAAGCCACCTCCAAAGCTGCGGCTTTCGGAATATGCGGACCAACCGGCCACGTTCGATGGCGGCGCGGTGATGACCGGCAACGCAGCAGAGAAGGGCCAGTGGCGGACTTTGCCGTATCAGCGCCCGATCCTGGATGCGTTCACCAATCCCAATGTTGAAACGGTGGTTTGCCTGAAGTCGGCTCGCGTCGGCTGGACAAAGATGCTGGGCGTTGTTGTTCAGTATTACTCGCACCATGATCCATGCCCGATCATGATTGTGCAGCCAGTAAAGGAAGACGCTGAAGGGTATAGCAAGGAAGAAATCAAGCCATTATTTGAGGATACGCCAGCGCTGCAGGGACTGATAACTGAATCCAAAGCACGCAACACCAGCAGTAATACGATCCTACTGAAGCAGCTTAGCAATGGCGGTTTAATAGATATAGTAAACGCTGCTAGCGGGCGGGCCTTTCGACGCAAGTCTAGAAAGATTGTTCTCTTTGATGAGTTTGACGCTTATCGCAGAATTGACGAAGGCGATGTTTACAAGCTAGGTCGCAACCGTGCCGACTATTACTGGGACCGCAAGATAGGTGTAGGCAGCACGCCGATATTTAAGGATGGGCGAACAGAGGAATTATACAAGAAATCAGATCAGCGAAAGTTTTTTGTCCCTTGCCCATTTTGCAATCACTATCAAATTTTGCGATGGGATCAAATGATAAAGAAGGGCGAATTTACCGCCCATTATGAATGCGAGAATTGCAAAAAGCCGATCCCGCACAGCAAAAAACGCTGGATGGTGGAGCGCTGCGAGGATCGCCCGACCGCTGTTGCCCAGGTTCCTGGCCTCATTGGGTTTCATGTGTGGGCGGCCTACAGCTATTCACCTGCGGCGGACTGGGCAATTCTGGTTCGTGAATACGACGAGGCTTTGGAGTCGCTGCGCAAAGGCGACCCAGAGCCAATGCAGACCTTCAAAAATACGGTGCTCGGCGAAGGTTGGGAGGACTCGCAGGCCGGCAAGGTCTCGGCCGACAACCTGGCCAAGCGCCGGCAGTCTACGGAGCTGGGCAACGGCTATTCGATCCTTGGCGAAGACTTCACCCTGACCGGCGTGCCCAATGGCGTGCTCTTGATCACCGCTGGAGTAGACACCCAGGGCGGTGGGGGCACGGCAAACGAGCGGCTGGTGGCCACCGTCTGGGGCTGGGGCGTTGGGGAGGAGGGCTGGCACCTGGGCCATTGGGACATCGATGGCGACCCCCAGGACAAAAACACGCTTGCGCAACTGGACCGGATCGCCGAAACCAAATGGATTCGAGAAGATGGGACCGTGCTCAAGTTGGCACGCGGCGGCATTGACGAAGGCGGTGATGCAACCAGCTGCCAGGCGGTCCGCGAGTTTTGCTCAACCCGTAAAGATGTTTGGGTGCCAGTTCGAGGGGCCCCGCAAAAAGGCAAACCGCTGTTAGGCAGGGGCGTGCCGGTAAGCATCAACCGCAAAAACAAGCCGATAGTAAAGAACGGTGTCAACCTGTACTTTGTGGGTTATGACGAAAGCGTTAAATCATTGCAGTATCGGTTGGGGGTTGAGACCGTGGGCCCTGGCTACCTGCATTTTGGCCTGTGCTCAACCGATCAATTTCTGGCGGAGCTGTTCCCCTGGAGGCGGATGCCGCGGCGGAGCAGGGGCCAGATCAGCTATCACTGGGAGGCACCAACCGGGGCGCGAGATGAGGGGGGCGACTGCACCCGCTACGCCTATGCGGTGCTGCAGCTGGTAACCCGTCGCTACACCCCAGGCACCATGTGGGCCCAACTCGCCCGCACCCTGAGCACCCAGGCGCCGGGGGCCGGAGGGGGAGGGGTGGCGCCTTCAGCCCGAGACCCCCAGCGATCGGGCTGGCTGAAGGGCTCCAGCACAGGCGGCCCGGCCAAGCGCAAAGGCTGGCTAAAGAGGTAAGATGGGGCCATGGCCTATACCTCTGAGGATGTCGCTGCGGACCTTGCTGAGCTGCGCAGCAAGATCAATCAGGGCGTTTTAAAAGCTCGATTCAGCGACGGCCGGGAGATCACCTATCGAAGCCTGGATGAAATGCGCCGGATCGAACAATCCATGGCCGCAGAGGTGGCGCCGACCGCCTCGCGCCGGGTTCGCCGCACCTACTTCGGCATGTCTCGGCCAACCTGATGGGTAAGGGTAAGAGCAAGGGCAAAGGCAAGCGGCTAAGGGACGACCGGGAATTCGCCCGTCGCACCATGGCCCGGTTTGAGGCCGCAGAGGACACCCGGCGAACCTCTGGCTGGCGGACAAACAACAGCGGCCCAAACAGCGATCTGCGACAGGCGTACTACTGGCTAGTCAAGCGGCACCAGGATCTTGCTGATAACGATGCCTACGCCTCCAGAGCGATTGGCGTAATTGTAAATAATTGGATTGGTGATGGGATTATGAGCACTCCTACGGGTGCAACTAGCAAGTATAAATCAAGCTGGAAAACCTGGGCGGAATCACGACATAGCGATTTTTACGGCACCCATGATTGGTACGGCAATCAATCCGTTGGGGCCAGAACCACAGCGGTTCGCGGCGCCGTACTGGTGCGCAAGCGGATATATCCTGAACTATTTGAGCGTTACGGAATAGCGCCTTTGCAAGTGCAGATGCTTGAGCCTGATTGGTTAGATTTTAATAAAGACAATTCTCAAGACATATTATTTGGCCAGCAGTTTGATAGCGCAGGCCGTTTGATGGGTTACTGGATTAGAGACAGCCACCCTGGCGAAACATCGCTAGGCATTGGCGTCAGGGTGCAAAGCACTTTTGTACCGAAAGAAGAAATTAGTTTACATTTTGATTGCAGGCGAGCTGGCCAGCGAATGGGGCTCCCGTTTGGCACGGCAGCGATTTTGACCTTGCGGGATATGGGCGACATTAGGGCGGCTCAGCAGATGAAAGATAAAATTTCAGCTTGCTTTTTTGGGGTTAGCTACGACTCTGATGTTAATGCAGATAAACTCCTTGATGAAAACGGTAACCAAATAATCGGAGTTAATTTTGATGAAATTGAGCCTGGCGCAATTGAGCATCTCCCACCGGGTCGAGACTTTAAAGCATTCACCCCGCCAAGTTCCGGTGATTTTGTTAGCACCCATCGTGAGTACGCTCACGCCGTAGCAGCAGCCTACGAGATTACTTATGAAGCGTTGACGGGTGATTTGTCAGACGTCAATTATTCGAGCTTTAGGGGCGGATGGCTTGAGTTTAGTAGGCGGATTGCTTACTTGCGAGGGAAGGTTTCAATCCCCGGAATGCTGGCGCCGGTGTGTGAGTGGCATGACGAATTGGCCCGGATGGTTGGCCTGCTGAAAGGGCCAATGAGCTGGACCCATACCCCGCCGCGTCGGGAGATGATCGACCCAACCAAGGAAATTCCAGCGCTAATTTTGGCGGTAAGGGCTGGGTTTATGAGCCTGTCAGAAGTACAGCTGTCATTTGGCTATGTACCAGAGGAAGTAATTGAAGAGCTGAGTAGAGATATGCAAAGAGCCAGGGACGCCAGTTTGATCCTGAGTACAGATGCCGCGCTGGTTTCCAATGCTGGCGTAACCCAGGCTCGTCCGGCAGGATCTGCATTCACTAACTCAGCGCCTGACCCTGGCGCAGACGAGGACGGCAGCGACTTGCCGGACTGATGGCGCTGACCGCTTAAACTACCCTCAGCATCTGAGCATCAATGGCCCCAGGAGTAACCGTTAAAGCCGCCGCCACTGCCCCAGTGTTGCGGCTCTATGGCGAAGTCGGGGTTGACGTGTTGGTTGACGACGTGGCCCGAGCGCTGGACGCTGCAGGGGGGCGTGATGTGGAGATTCACCTGTTTTCACCAGGCGGCGCGGCGGCCGAAGGGATTGCAATCCATAACGTGTTGGCGGCTTACAAGGGCAGAAAGGATTATGTGGTGGATGGCTTGGTGGCATCTGCCGGCTCGATTGTCCCAATGGCCATCAGCAAGGCCAAGGGTGATCGCCGCTTGATGCCAAGCAACGCCCTGCTGATGATCCATAACTGCTGGGGCGGATCGGTTGGAGACGCCGATTCAATGGATGCCGCGGCGGCCATGCTGCGCGTGCATTCAGAGGTTTATTCCACCACCTATGCCAAGGCATCAGGCCAATCGGTTGAACAGATCCTGGAATGGATGGGCGCGGCCCAGGGGGGTGGCACCTGGTTCACCGCCGAAGCAGCCCTGGCTGCTGGTCTGATTGATGCAGTGACCGACCCGGTAGACGTGCGTGCCAGCGTCCCGGCTCTGCCTGAGGGGCGATTCCCTAACCCTCCAGGGTGGGTGTCTAAGGCACTGGCGTCAATGGTTAGAATAGAATCAGGAGATCACCCTGAACACTCCCGAGCTGAACACATGCCCACGCAAGATCAGGCCGGGAGCGCACCGGCCGCCGTCATCGAAGCGCCTCCCGTGGTCGCTTCTACCGAAGCTGCCCCTGTTGCCCCTGTTGCCGCTGCAGTAGTGCAGGCCGCCGTCAGCCCCGTTGCCTTAACCGCTGTTGCGGATTCCGTGGCCCTTGCCAATGCACAGCGCGAAATTGAAATCCGCCGTTGCGCGGCCGAGGCCAATATTGCCCCCGCTGCGGTGCAGGCCATGGTTGACAGCGGAAAGCCGTTTGCTGATGTTGCCCTTGAAATTGTGAAGGCTCACGCCGGCCCGCTTGAAACCGTCGCCAGCAAAGCGGGCCACCCTGCCCGCATCCAGGTAACCCGCGACGCGGGAGACACTGTGATGGCCGGCATTGGGGACATGCTGTACGCCCGGATCAATCCTCTGGCCCAGATCTCTGACGTTGGTCAAGAGTATCGAGGTTATTCCTTGATGGAATGCGTAAGGGCTTATGCCAACTCGCGGGGCATGAGCACTGTGGGTAGGTCTAAAAATGAGCTAGTGGCCATGGCCATGCACAGCACTAGCGATTTTCCATTGTTGTTTACTAATCTAGCAGGGAAATCTTTAACCCAATTCTACGAAGAAGAGCCTCATACCTGGAAGGGGCTTGCACGTCAACGAAATTTACCAGATTTTAAAAATTCCAGCGATTTGACTATTGCCGCTGATCTTACGCCAGAGCTTACGCCCGAAGGTGGCGAGTACAAGACAGGCACTCTTAAGGAAGCGCAAAGTACTTGGAGGCTATTTACTTATACCAAAAAAATTGTAATTTCTCGGCAAGCGATTATTAATGATGATTTGTCTGCTTTGGAGCGAACTCCTGAATTTTTAGGTCGTGGGTTCCGTCGCTTGGAATCCAATCTTATATGGGCAATGATCACCGGCGATGCCACTGTATCGGCAGATGGTCTTGCATTGTTTAATGCAGCTCACAACAACACCGGCACGGGTCCCATTGGTATTGCCGGTGTCAACGCAGCCCGAAAGGCAATGCGAAAACAAAAAGATATTAGCAACGTTACGGTTAATTTGACCCCTGAGTTTATGATTGTTCCAACAGATCTGGAAGGAACTGCTTTGCAATTTCTTTACCCTGATGGTTACGCTCCTGCTGCGTTGACTGGAAACTCTGGGCCCAATCCCTACGCAAGGGGGATGAATTTAATAGTTGAGCCACGGCTTGACGGTTCCGCAACGCAATGGTATGCAGCCGCGGGCCCAACTAGAACGCCTGGCATGGTGTGGGGTTACCTGGCAGACGAGCCCGGGCCTACCATTACATCAGAGCCCGAAAGGGATCCTGATGGGTTGAAGCTGCTGGCCCGTTCTGATTTTGGTTGCGCCATTGAGGATTTCCGTTTCATTTATCGCAGCTCTGGCGCATGATTTTAACCATTGCGCTTTAGCCTTAATGTTTAACTTTCCCCAATTCCATTAAAACAATGCACGGACCTATTCAAGAAGGAAAAATCCTACCCATTGCCGCTCCTTACGTTGTCGCCTCTGGTGGCGGCGCGTTGGTTGGCGCTTTGTTTGGTGTTGCCGTAACCGCTTTAGCCAGTGGGGAGGTTGGCAACTTCATGCTTGTAGGAGTCCACGAACTCCCTAAGGCCACTGGCGCCACTGCCAACCTTTACGCCAAGGCGTATTGGAACGACACCAACAAAAACGTAACAGCATCCGCTAGCGGCAACACACTTATCGGTGTGTTTGTGCCAATTGGATCTCAGTCTGCTGCTTACACTTCTGGCGCCACGCTGGCTCACGTCCGCCTCAACGGCGCCTTCTGATGAGCTGGGCCCGCCTATCGGCTCATGCAGATCGGGCGGCCCTGGATTTCATGGGCGGCGTCAGCGTAATAGCTGGCGCCGTTTCTGGCCGTGGTTTTCTGGAGGAAAACAAAGAGCTGGTCTTTGATGATGGAGTGGAAATTGTCCCATGGCTGCTGAAGGTCAGAACCGCAGAATTTGGCCATCTTGATTACAACCATTCCGTTGTGGTTGATGGCATGGCATTTAAGGCAACAAGGGCGCCCGAGCCACTGCCCGGCAGCGAGCCCAGGGCGCTGAGCTGGAGCATGGTGAGGCTAGCCCGCACCACAGCCATAGCCATCCCCCTAGTCTCCCGCCTGCTCCGTACCGGCTCCGGCCAGTTGCTGGTTACCGGCTCCGGCCGTTCGCTGCAAACCCAGCCGTCTTAAGCCATGACCCAAACACCGCTACCGCTCACGATTTCCCAACTGCCGGACCTAGGCAGCGTTCAGGGCAGCGATCGCCTGGTGTTGGACCGCATCGGCGCGGCGGTAACGGCCGGGGCGTTTGTTGTTGGGCAAGCGTATCAAATTATCAGCGTAGGCAATACCT